ACCGCTGGCAATACTACAGGCGACGACTTTCTGTTGAAGGTGAAGCAAGGCGCCGCTAGCGCTGAAACTTTGGTGACCATTGCTGCCGCTTCCTTGGTAACCGCTGGCACCGTCGTTCGAGATGTGGCTGCTAGTGCTGACGCCCTGTCCTGGTACGATGTACCCTCCCTATCCTTCCAGTACAACCAGACCGACACCTCCACCGCGATCGCCGGTGGGGCTATCGAGGTGATGGCTATCCTGGAAATGTTCTAACCATGCAGCCCAGCCTCGGTTTTACAGAGACGCCGCAAGGCATCTTTATCCGCCAGGCGATCGCCGCGATCGCGTCCAATCCGATGGTGGGCACCACTGTCTACCATTGGAAGGCGGTGGAGGCTAAGCAGGCGACCTATAACGAGGCTGGGCAACCTGACTACCTAGCGCCCACAAGCGGGTTATTTGACTCCGGCATTGACTACCGGCCCAACCCAAACAACCCACTGAAGGGCATTTTTTGTAGGCCCAAACAAACGCCATTCCAGGACAAGGGCGGCATCTACTACCAGGGCGAGGCAAGCCTTTACCTAGTGCAAGATCCGGGTGAGGTATTTGTGGTGGTCAACGATCGCCCAAAGCGTCAGGACCGGTTTCAGATAGCAGGCGGCATCTACTACGCCACCGCGCCGGTGATGCCGTGCCAGATGGGTGATACCGTTGCCGCCTTTCAAGTTTTTCTATCCCGCGAACGTTTTGGAGTAAAGGAAGATGGGTTATCGCGTTATTGATACCACCGGCGAGATTAAGCAAGGTTCCATCTACCTACCGGTAGCTAAGCTGGTAGCGATCGGGGAACCCGTAGTGGGTGTGCAGGTAGTCGCCCTCCAGGAGGAGCTAAGCGCCCTCTATGGCGATCGCTTCACGGTAGAAGAAATCACCGCTCCCAAGCCTGCCAAGGAAGCACCGGCTAAATAATGGCCTACCGCTATGCCATCAACCTGAAATCTGGCCAGTTTGGGCTGACCCAGGTGAAAGAACTTATCCCTGAGATTGCCAAGGTAGCGATCCAGGATGCCTCCGACCTGGTAGCCACCTACGGCAAGGAACACCTAAGCGGTGTGCCCTTCAATAGCCGTACTGGTGGCCATGTCATCCAAAAGCGCACCGGGCGCGGTGCCGCTAGCGTCCAGGCGGAGTACCCCTACGGTTCTCCTTTTCGCTCTCGCATCTATGCCTCTGCAATGACCCGCTACGCGGACAACCCGGAGGAATGGAATTACCTCGCCATCCTGGAGACAGGCCGGGGTGAGGTGCGCCCTAAGTACACCCCTAGCGCTAAGGCTGGCTATGCGTCCAAAGCACGACTTACGATCCCAGGCGGTAATCATCAGCTTGTCAATGGCGAGAACGGCTTTAGGGGCATTAGTGGCCGTTATTTCTTTGCCAAGACGTTACCGCCAATGGCTGGCAAATACTGGTTCGAGTCAGCCGTCAACCGAGCGGACCCGGAAATCCAGCAGGCGATCGCGGCGGCGGTTCAAGACGTTCTAAAGGAGCATGGCTTCTGATGTTGTGGTTTATTGCGATCGCCGCACTTCTAGCTATCCTCGTCTTCGAGATTGCCATCAGTGGATAGCAACCTAGCTGGGGGTGAAAGCGCCCTTTTTGGTGAACGGTTTCCCTACCCCTGTGATGGAAAGACCGTTTTACTGGACATTGCCCGACAATTTGCCAAGGACGTTAATGAGGCTGCCGTCAGGCGTCTCAAAGCAGACCATGGGGATAGTCGCGCTAACCAATGGTTGCCATTGGATGTGACTAGCGCCTATCCGACCGCCCGTCAGCACTGCCCGCGCATCGCTATCCTCCGGCTCGGCTCGACCAACAAACCCACCGGGGTGGACTTGGACTGGCACGAGGAGTCTGTACAACTGCCCGGGCGTGGGCTGACGGTTCGTAAATTTTCAGGGCTACTGGTTAACGACCAACTAGAGGCGGCCATCTGTTGTACTAACGAACGTCTACGCGATGACCTGCACATCTGGTTCCAGCAATATTGCCTAGACGCCACCCTATGGGCACTTCCACAACTAAGGACACTGGGCTTTTACCAACTGAACTGTACTAATGCCGCCGATGACCAGGTGGAATACCAAGGCACCCAAAGCCAGCCAGGGTTTGAATTTTACGTGTCCCGCCTGACCTTTGCTGCCACCTACGACCTATCGGTAGTGACCGACGTAGACCGATTGCAATACGCTTTCGCCTGGGAGAATTTTGGCCCCGGCGGCATTTGGGCTGGTGCAGCAGGCGAAGGGTTGAACCAACTTAACGACATCATTTCCCCGGATAGACTCTATGCCGATAACGCTTGAATTATTCGCTAATCAATACCTGTCAGACCATCAACGCGCCGCCGCCCTGGCAACGCTGGCAGGCCACACCGAGCCGCGATCGCTAGACGAATGGCGACGGCTATGGCAACGGGCATTACTCACTCCAGTTCAATAGGAAACTCCCATGGCTTCTAGTGTTGTTTTCGGTCGGCCCGTTAGCCGTATTCTGCAACCCGGTGCCTACACCCAGGTGGATGCCTCCGCCCTGGAGTTGGCCCAGGAATTTGCCCCCAATGTTGTTTGTGTGCTAGGTGCAGCCCTAGGTGGCACGCCCCTGACCACCTACGCATTCAAAAATGCTAACCAAGCCCAGCAGGTATTTGGTGCTGGTTCACCCTTGGCTGATGCCATCACCCTTACCTTTCGCGGTGGCGTCAAGGGCGGTGCGCCCCTAGTGCTAGGGGTACGGGCGGACAATTCCGCCAAAGCCTCCGGCACCCTCACCAACAATGGCACCACCCTAGTGGGTGAATTTAAGGACTTTGGCGGCTACGGCAATACCTTCAGTGTTCAGTTTTTACCCGGCTCCATCCAGGGTACCCAGGCGGTGATTGCTGGCACCCAACTCAATGGGACAGCCTATAAGCAGACCATTGACAATGTCCCCTCTGTCTCCCAGTTGCTTGAGCGCTTAAATGCTGAGTCACCGGTATCGGTGCGGGCCACCGCTGGCGGCACCAAGGCAACCCAGACCCTAACGATCGCTACCTCCACCAGTGACGGCAAGGCAACACTGACCGGCGCTAGTGAGATTACCAATGCCGCATTCTTCTACCAATACCCGGCTAGCTTGCGGGTGAATACCACCGACTCGCTCGCCTTCTCCTGGGATGGGACTAACCTAACCCCAACGCCTGCCACCGTGACGGTATCAGCGGCCCTGCCCGCCACTGTCAACGGCACCTACAACGTTGTCCGCAAGGAGAACGTTTACACCCAAGCGGTTACTAACATGGTGGTCACCACCACCGCCTATGGTGCTAATATCTACCGCTTTGCCCTGCCTAGTGGCCAAACCTGGCAGCATGCCACCAACAAAGGTATTATTGGCTCTACCTTTACCATCGCCTCCGGTGACTACGCCGGCACCTATCAGATTGTTCATTACGAATGGGATGGCACCGGCTTAGACCGGGTGCGCACGGTGCAAAAGCTAGACGCTGGCACCATTGCCGCTGGCACCGCCGCTAGTGCGTCCCTAGTGTTCCGGCAAACCCTGGTGGTAGATCCGCCCTCCCAGCCTGCCACTGAAGCGATTGAAACCCAGCTACCCGCCAATGGCATCCTGCAACGGGGTGGCCAATACCTGAGCCTGTCGCTTACCCCCAGCGATCGCGCCGAAGGCCCCCTAACGGTGTTCTACTCCACCCTGCCTGGCGATACCATCCAGGCGGTAGGCATCGAGCTGGCCCGACTAATTAACGAGTCCAATGACTGGAGCGCCTACGCTGTTGCCAGCGCCGCCTACAATGCTGGCACCTACACCAGCACCATCACCCTGACCGCCGTACCCCCGGGCATCAGCGCCAACGGCTGGAAGACCAATATCCTGGTTAACACCCAGACGACGGTGCTAGTGGCCGCCGGTGGCGTGTCCCTAGCCGGTGGCATCGACCCATTGCCGCCCTCCGGCTCCATTATCCTTAGCAATGGCTTTGACTCTGTACCCACCCTGCAACGATGGCTGGAAGCCCTCGATAAGGTGAAATATACGCCCCTGCGCTACCTAGTGCCCGCTGGCGTCACCGATGCAGGCGTCCAGGCGGCCTTTGCCGACCATTGCCGGTTGATGTCTACCACCGCCCAACGGCGGGAGCGGATCTGTATCTTGGGCCATGCCCTGGGCTGGACCCAAGCACAAATCAGAGCTAGGGCGGAAACCTTTAACAGCGAGCGGGTCGTATTTGTCTCCCCCGGACTGCGCATGGCGGACCTGGTGACCGGCAGCCAGCGCACCTACTCCTCTGCCTATGCCACTACCGCGATCGTGGCGGGGATGCTAGCGGCTGAAGGCAATGGCGTTTCTGACCCGATTACCCATACCTTCCTAACCAATATCACCGCTGCTGAATTTGAGTACCAACCCGGTAGCACTGAACTAGATGATGCGATCGTCTCCGGCATTCTAACCATCGAGCGTGACCCTACCCTAGTGCGGGAGTCCCGGGGCTTCCGGGTGACCCGGGCCATTACCACCGCCCGTTCCTCTGTCGTATTTGAGCAAATCTCAATTATCAACCAGAGCGACTACGTGGCCCAGACGGTACGCGACCTGGAGGAAACCCTATTCATCGGCAAGG